TCGAAGACCGAGCAACTGTACGAAGACGACATCCCCGGCGAAATGGTCAAGCTCACCGGCGAGACCCTTGCTGAGGTGATGGAGATGGTTCGCTACGGCGTGTTGAAGGCTGGCTCTACTGTGGTCTACGCAAACGGCTCTAGCCGCTCTGCTGTGAACACCGCGATCAGCTTGAACGCGATTCGTAAAGCAGCCCGTACTCTGGAATCCAACCGTTGCCGCCGCGTCACCAGCCGCTTGGCTCCTGGCGTGAACTTCGGTACCCGCGCTGTGCAACCTGCTTACGTTGTGTTCTGCCACACTGACGCAGTGAGCGACGTTCGTAACCTCCCCGGCTTCACCCGCGTGGAAGAGTACGGCACGTTCAAGCCCATCCACGACCGCGAAGTCGGCGCTTGCGAAGACTTCCGCTTCATCAGCTCTCCGCTGTTGAAGTCCTTCTTGGCCGCCGGCTCCGGCACCACCAACGGCATGCTGTCTGTTGGCGGTTCTAACGTCGACGTGTACCCCTTCATCGTTATCGGTGAAGACGCATGGGGCCAAGTCGCACTGAAGGGCATGTCTGCCATCAAGCCTGTGGTGTTGAAAGCATCGCAGACCAACCACGCTAACCCGCTGGGCCAATTCGGCTACGTGGGTGCTTCGACCTGGTTCGCTACCGTGCGTTTGAACGACGCCTGGATGGCTCGTATCGAAGCCGGTGTGACCGCTCTGTAATGACCAGGGGTGTGATTTGAATTCACACCCCGTCTAACGAAAGGAAAACACAATGGCTGAAAGCATCGTAGTACGCACAAACGCAATGCCTGATGATTTGACTGCCGCTGAGCTGTATATGCTCATGCAATCAGTTCTGACTGACCTTGCCGCGCTCAAAACCGCAATCAACTCCCACACCCACGGCGGTATCACTACCGGCTCGGGCACGTCTGGTGTCGCCAACGCGGCCACCATGGGAACTCTCAACACCATCGCTTAAAGGAATCTTTCCATGTCTTACAACATCGAACAAGCAAACAGCGGCTACCTCTCGCTGACCGCCGCCGGCTTGGCTGCAGGCACCAACACTGGCACGTTCAAAACCGCCAGCACGTTGACCTTCACCAACAACGGCATTTTCAAATCCAAGTCTGCTACTGACAACTTGACTTTCAGCTCTGGCCACACCGCCTTGGCTGCCAGCCAGGCTTGCCTGTTCGGCATTTGGGTGAACGCCTCTGGCACGATCTCGACCACTCAAGGTCCTATCGTGGCTGCCGGCGATCCCACTCCCGTGCCGTCTACCCCTGCCAACGTCACGTTGGTCGGTTTGATCAAGGTGACCACCAGCGCGTCTGGCGCGTTCACCCCTGGTACTACCGGCCTGGGCGCTTCCGGTGTGACCGCTGCTTACAGCGATTGCATGGATATGCCTGGCACCGCGCAGTAATCTGTTGCCATCCTCTTCTTGATCGAAGAGTTTTGCCGGGGGCTTTCGGGCCCCTGGCTTTTTGGCAATCCCTGTTTTTAACCCTGGAGAAAATGATGGCAACAAGCAAGAACAAAGCAATCCAAGGCGTGGAAATCGTGGACGACGCACCTGTCATCGAGACGGTGTCTGAATCGCGAGACTTCCGCAGTCTGGCCGCCGATGAGGCTTTTATGAACGAGATGGTCACCATCATGGTTCATTCAACCACCGATGAGAACCAGCCTCCCCAAGTCGTTGTGAACTGCAACGGCACCAATGCCGTCGTGATTCGCGGTGTCCCCACAAGCGTGCGTCGCAAGTACGTGGAGATTCTGGCGCGCATGAAGGAAACCAAATACACGCAGCGGACCCTGAACCCCGCTGCGCCCGATCAGATCGACATGGTGGCTCGCCACGGCTTGTCGTACCCGTTTGATCTGGTTGAAGACCAAAACCCTCGCGGCCGAGCATGGCTGCAGAACGTCTTGGCTGAACCTGCCTAAATCAAAGGTCCCGCATGAACTTGCTTCAACTTGTCAACCAGACCCGTGTCGAGTGCGGCGTGTCAGGTCCTACGCTGTCTTCAGTGCAGAACCTGTCCGGCGAATCAGCTCGCATCCTGGCCTGGGTTCAGCAAGCCTGGATCGACGTGCAAACGTCGAAAGAGGACTGGCTTTTCCTGCGGGAAACCTTTGAATTCAACACCGTGGCCAGCCAGTGGGAATACACTGCTGCCAACGCTGGCCTGACTGACTTCGGCAACTGGAAGCGTGACAGCTTCCGGGCGTCGTCGGTCGGCAACCTGTATCGCGATGAGCAGCTGCTGAACTACATGGATTGGTCGACGTACAGAAACCTGTACCGCTACGCCAACATGCGCAACACGCTGGCCCGTCCCGTGGTGGTTTCGATCACCCCCAACAAAGACCTGGCCTTTGGCTCGACGCCTGACCAGGCTTATGTGATCAATGGCGAGTACTACACACAGCCTGTCAGTCTCTCGGCAGACACTGACATTCCGGGTATTCCAGATCGCTTTCACATGATCATCGTGTATCGCGCCATGATGTACTACGCAGGCTACGAGTCTGCACCTGAAGTCCTTGCGCGTGGTGATTTTGAGTACCGCCGCCTGTACTCTCGCATGGAGATCGACCAGCTGCCAACCATTGTCAGCGGACCCCCGTTGGCTTAAAGGGACACCATGGCACAAGGAACGGCTCAAGTCCAATACGAGTTGATCAGGATGAACGGTGGCCTGGATTTGGTCACCCCCACCCTGTCACTGCCCCCAGGCGTCGCGCGTGACGCCCTGAACTTTGAGGCATCCATCACCGGCGGCTACACCCGCATTGCCGGGTACGAACGATTCGATGGCCGCCCCAACCCTTCTGACGCCCTGTACAGCATCATCACGGTCAACCTGAGCGCCACCGTGAGCGTCGGCGACACGATCGTCGGCAACACCTCCGCTGCAACCGGCTACGTAATTTCCACAGCCACCAATCAGCTGGTCTACACCAAGGGCACGGGCGTGTTCGTTGTCGGCGAGACCATCAAGGTGGGTGGCGCGTCCAAGGGCACGCTGACCGCTTTGGGCGCGGCCACGACGACCACCAGCAAACAAGCTGCCGAATACCTGAACCTGGCGGCCGACGCCTACCGCGCAGACATTGGCGCGGTGCCCGGCTCAGGCCCCATTCGCGGCGTCGTCTACTACAACGGCGTCGCCTATGCCTGGCGCGACAACAGCGCCGGCACGGCCATGGCCATCTACAAGTCCACCACCAGCGGCTGGACCCTGGTGCCCCTGGGCTATGAGCTGCAATTCACTACCGGCTCCATCGAATTCGCTGAGGGCAACATCGTCACTGGCCAGGTCAGCGGTGCGACCGGCACGATCAAACGGGTCGTGCAAGCCTCGGGCGCATGGAGCTCAAACGACGCCGCCGGCTATCTGATTTTCGCCACGGTCACCGGCACGTTCCAGGCTGGCGAAAACCTGAAAGTCAGCGGCACGACATACGCCCACAGCGGTGGCGCGCAATCGGCCATCACCCTGGCCGCCAACGGCCGCGTTGAGACCGTCCTGGGCAACTTTGGTGGCAACAGCAACCAGACCCGCGTCTACGGCTGTGACGGGGTCAACAAGGGCTTTGAATTTGACGGCACGATCTATGTGCCTATCCGCACGGGCATGCCCACGGATACGCCCAACCGCGTCGCGTTCCACAAGCAGCACCTGTTCTTTGCCTACAACCAGTCGATCCAGTTTTCCTCCCTGGGTTTACCCTACCAGTGGAACCCGGTGCTGGGCGCTGGCGAGATCGCGCTGACCAACAACATCACCAACTTCTTGGTCCAGCCTGGCGATCAATCGACCGGGGCCATGGCCATTTACACCGACAGCGATACCTACATCCTGTACGGTACGAGCTCGGCCAACTGGAACCTGGTGTCCTACAACGTGGGCACCGGGGCCAAACGCTGGACCGCGCAGAACATGTCGCAGAGCTTCGTGTTCGACGATCGCGGTGTGATCAACCTGCAAACCGCCCTGAACTACGGCAACTTTGATTCGGCAGCTTTGACGCTGAACATCCGGCCGTTCATTCAGCAGCGACGCAACCTGGCCACCGGCAGCAGCCTGAACCGCGAGAAGGCCCAGTACCGGGTCTACTTCAGCGACGGTTATGCGCTGTACCTGACGATCTCCAACAATAAAATGATGGGCGCTATGCCCATGCAGTTTCCCAACCCCGTGACCGTGATCACCGAGGGCGAGACGCCCGACGGCGCTGAGACTTCGTTCTTCGGTTCGACCAACGGGTATGTGTACCGCTTGGACGCGGGCACATCGTTTGATGGTGCTGAGATTTCCGCCAACGTGACCCTGGTGTTCAACGCCATCAAGAGCCCCCGCATCTTGAAGCGTTACCGCAAGGGCTCGATGGAAATTACGGGCACCAGCTACGCAGAATTCACTTTCAGCTATGACCTGGGCTATTCGTCGACAGACATTGGCCAGGATATTGGCGGGCAGTATTCCAGCAACCTGATCTCAAGCTATTGGGATTCGGTGAGCTGGGATGCTTTCGTTTGGGATGGTCGCACGCTTGCGCCGTCTGAGGTTGAGATCAAGGGCACTGCGGAAAACATCGCTGTGCGGATCGCATCCATTTCAGACATCTATGCGCAGTTCACCATTAACTCAACCATCTTGCACTACAGCATGCGCAGAGGACTTCGATGAGCAATTCTTTTTACAACCACGGGGCGTTTCCATCGACCGGTTCGGCCGCAACCTCCGCGTCGATGCGCGCCGAGCTGGACCTCATTTCAGCCGGCTTCGACAAGATGCCCGTCCTGTCTGGCAACGCCAACAAGTTTGTCATCGTCAACAGCACGGGCACCGGCCTGACGCAGACCGACGTGCTGCCCGCGTTCACGGCCACTGACACCGACTTCACGATTCAGGACGACGGCGACAACACTCGCAAGTTCCAGTTCAACGCCGGCCCGATCACGACCGGGACCACCCGCATTTTTGCGGTGCCCGATGCGAACACCACGCTGGTCGGCACTGACGTTGCCCAGACCCTGACCAACAAGACGCTGACCGCACCGGTCATTGCGACGATCGTCAACACCGGCACGCTGACGCTGCCCACCTCGACCGATACCCTGGTTGGCCGCGCCACCACCGACACGTTGACCAACAAGACCTTGACCCTGCCGGTCATTGCCTCGATCGTCAACACCGGCACGCTGACGCTGCCCACATCGACCGACACTCTGGTTGGCCGTGCAACCACCGACACGCTAACCAACAAATCGATGAGCGGGTCAAACAACACGTTCACCAACATCGGCAACAGCGCGCTGACCAACAGCTCTGTCGT